ATATTTACCAAACCCTAATATAATTTGAGCTACTGTATCTAATTTATAATTACTAAACGTTTGAGTAGAACGATTACTAAAAAATGTAGTTTGGTAGTCTGCTATCATAGTATGAGATATATTATTCATATAAACGACACGTTTAGTTGGATTATAATCATCACCACGAAATCCTCGGTGTGGGTCCGTCTCGGTTCTAGATTGCACATCAAATGGTGGTTTTACATCATCATATCCTATATGGTGTTGATTGAATGTACCAGGCGGAAGCCCTAATACATTAATTCTATCTTGAAATGTTCCTACATCAAAAGGTGCATTAAATGCTGTTAGTATATCTGGTTGATTATCTGTAAACATACGTTTGCATGTAGCTTTTATCATTTCAGCTTCATTCTCATACGCATTTAGTTCTATATCTAGACTATTTACAAATTCTCTAGCTAATTTCTGTACATAATCCTTAGATTTACCTGTTAATGTACAATTATCTATCATTTCATTCAATATAGACTTCACATCTTTATAATATTTATCCTTATTATTTACTAGTTCGTCATATCTATTAAATTCTGGATGTTTTACTATATCAATATAAGCCTTTTTAGTAGCAGGATTTACGAATGTATTTGTATTGATATTCCAATTATCATTTTCATCTCGGTGTGTTTCTATATCGAATGAACATACATTTAACTTTGGGATTGGAACATTTTCGAATAATTCGTTTCCTTGTTGTTCATATCTATTAAGCGTATATTCTAAATATACTATATGTTCTATAGGATAATCAAAAAAGAATACATCAGGGTGCAATGCTACTGCACCCTTTTCTATATTTGGATATATTATCTTTTCTATCCATTTTCTTGTAATTTTATCTTGATAATGTATTATTTTAGGTTGAAATAAATTTGGTATCATTTCTTGCTCTTTATTTGCATATGATACCATATATCTTCTGGTTTCATTTATTTGTATAAATTCTTGGTGTCTATCCCTGTGTCTAGATGATACAAATACTGGAACCTTAGGATTCTTTATCTTTCTTAATATCTTTTCGCCATTACTATATCGTTTATATAATACAAATAATGTATCTATTTGCTTATAATAATGGCAATGCAGTAAAAATAAATCCGGGTCGTGGTCTACTAGATTATATCCAGTAGGAAATAAACTTCTACATAACATGATATACTCCTGTTTCAGTCATAGGTAAAGTAAGTATTCTTATTGCTTTACCAACGTTTAATTTATGTTCTTCTATATAATTTTCTGGTATAATTTGTGCATATGGATTTACTATTAAATATTCCATTAAATCTTCAAATAAACTATATATTAATTCTACTACTGAATTAAATACTTTACTTTCTATTACTTTACGAAATGGGTCGTTATAAAATGAAATTAATCCATATTTTTCATATATTGCTCCTATATGGAATTGCACAGCATTTTCTATAGCTTTTACTATATTTTCATCATTACTTGATATACTGTTAAATAATATAGTACTAAATTCTATATATTGTAAAGGTTCACTAAAAATTTCACCTGATTTAAATGGTTCAGCCTCATATGCTAAATCTTGTAATAAATAATCTCTTAATATGTCCTCATCCACTAAGAATCTACATGTGTATAATTGTAATAAATCATAATTTATACTACGAATAAATCCTACAATAAACATTAACGTATCATAACTTATTTGCTTACCATCATATAAATTTATACTGATGTCATAATTCATTCCCATTAACATTTTATCAACATCATCTACACCTGGGTGTATAATACTACGACAATTATTACACCAAACTTCATAAAATTCATCATTTACTATATACATCCAGTTGTCACTGATTTCTTTACGTACTGGCACATATATATTAGCAGGAAAGAATTTAGGACCATTCATCATAAATACAATACACTCGTACTTAGATTGTACTCCAAAATATCCCTGTGCTGTATAAACTAATGTTTTTATAACATATTCTGGGTCTCTTGTTATTAAATCATATAATTTCTTATCATATTCAAAATTATACGTATCAAATCTTTTTACCTGTCCTATTATATAATTCGCAGCATGCCCATAATATCCATTCATATATTTCACCTCACACTGTTCTAATCTCTACTTTTCCTATACTTGGGTTACTACCATATTCACTATGAACATAATCTTCAAATATGGCCATCTTTATTTTTATATATGCTATCATAATATTACTTATGACTGGTCCTATCATTCTCATAACTTCATCTATTATTTCCATGCACGCACTACCTAAAACATCATAAAAATCTACTAAATATGCCTGATAATTATTCCATAAATCAAATGCACCAAATTCATAAAATTTCTTATGGTTGTCTGGGCTTCTTGGATTTAACTTATGGCTTATTGCTAAACTCCAAATCTCATTTATTAAATTCTCTGTATTTATATTTCCTCTCATTTCAGTAATATTCATACATGGTATATCTAAATAAAAATATTTCAATATTTTATTCAATGTCATATTATAAATACAAATATATGCATCATAACACTCTATATTCGTACTCATATATATACTTGCTATCATTAATATACAAAAATCCTTCTTTAATTTCTCATCCCATATCTTCCATCCATATAAATTACCTAATCTTTCATTTATATATTTCTTTTCTTCTCCTTCTACTTTATCTATATTACATAATAATCTATTTACATTTTCTATCATACCTAATTTATTATAAACTACTACATTTTGGACTGGACTTGCTACAATTAATTCTAATATATCTAATACAACATCTAAATTATTCATTTCATTTCGTACAATATATAATTCATTAGGCATATTTTTCTCTATATAATCATAAATATTTATAATTAAACCCAATATATTATTATAAATATCTACTCCTATATCTAAATCATAATGATATCTTTTATTTCTAACTATACTCAATAAATAACGAATATCATTAAAATAATCATTAATATTTCCAATATTATTACCATACATCTTAATTAAAATTCTCCTTTCTTATATAAAATCTTACTATAATAACTAATATAGATAACATTAATTATAATCTAAATACATTAATTACATAATATACAAATATCTCTATATAATATAATACTATATATCTTTTAATAATCTATTAATATAATAAAATAAATAGATATTTTATATAATAAATTAGAGAAAATATGCTAATATTTGATATAATTTATTATCCATAACGTCTAATTTATATCAATTAAACTCTAATAATATACCAACATATTATCATAATAATACTAATAATACTATAATAAATCTAATATATATATATATATATATATATATAATTAACTAACTAATAATTATATAATCATCAATTAATCACATATATTTTCATATATAAATATATTCAAATATATGTGTATATATGTGGTATAGTTTTCGATTTAATAATATATCGAGATTTATTTATTAATCGAGAGATATTATTAAATCTATACAAGAAAACTATACCACACGAAATTGCCGGATATTAAAGAAATATTATTTCGATCAATTTCGTGTGGTATCTGTCTAAGATCGAATTCTCATTCTTCGAATTCGATACGCCGTTTGCGAAGTAGAATTACGCAAACGGCTTTGATAGTTATAAATTAATTACTTAGTAATATGCGTTTTAACGCGTTTTAAGGGTGTTTTTAGACGTTCTAATAAATAAATGATAAATTATATGAATATATATTATAGAACGCGTTAAAACGTGCTATAAACGCGTTTAAATTGATATTATAGGTACCTTATCGTACAATATTACATTAATTATATCGACAGAAACTTGTCTAAAAATATCTTGCTGAAAAATATGATATAAAGTAGATGATAAAGTATGTAATTCTGTAAGAATATTGAAGATTTCTACAGAAGATTTATATATATCATCATATGCCATTATTACATAATTATTAGTAATTTCTTCCCAAGATATACGTTTTAAGGTATTAGGAAACATATTTATAAGATAAGTTTCTACATAATCTGGTATAATTATAGAATATTTATCATAATTATCATTAATTATATTAGAAATATCATTCATATATTGAGCTACATTATATAATTCATTATTAATAATTTGCATAAATACAGTATTTATAGAGCTATTATGATAATTATATAAAGAAATAAATGAAAATAACCTATGGAATTTATAATTAGTAAAAATTGGTATTTTCTTAGTAATAAGAGTATTACATAGAGATATAATAGAATTCCATATCTCATTTTCATCTATAGAAGGGTCTAGAAAATCAAAATTTATACATCTAGTGATAGTATCAATTTCAGAATAATCTGGAAGAGATGAGTTTTCTATTATATATTTATTAAGATTATCTATAAGTTCTGATGATTTTGTCATGAATTTCCTCCTATTTTATCCATAATTGTACGTATACCTTGACATATTATAGAAGTTTCTATATATTGGTAATTATCTATAGTAGTAAAAAGCATCTCAAAAAGACCAACTATATTATAATATAGATAATCTTTTATAATATAATATATATAAGACTCATTTATTACATAATTATAGATTAAAGGTATAACATTCTCAAAATTTATAAAAGATTTATGAATAGAATAATCTGTAAGAATAGCAATAAGGTCAGAATTCTCAAGTTCTGTATAAATATCATCAAAATCATTCTGATTACATATCTTATTAAGAACATTTTGATTAAAATTAGTGATAAACATAGAACGAATATTTTCTTTAGCATACCGTAATGCTTGATTATATACATCAATACGGTCTACATCAGAACTAGCTACAGAATTCTCTAATCCTTGGTATATATTATCTAATGTAAATTGTATATCAATAAATGAACGATATGCATTATGGTTATTTGTAAATGCATTCCATTTAAAAGTAAATATATCTCTCCATATTATCACTAAATTACTAGAAAACCATTCATCTAAATCAGTCTTTGGATATGCAAATTCATATGGATTATTAAATATTCTATGATATAAAATACCACCATAACCAAACATAAATGTTAATATTTTAAGAAATGTACTAGAACATAACTCATACGATATTTCAGAATATTGAGAATCGTGTACATTTTGATATAAAATATTAAATTGATTAGTAATATCTGTTTTAAATTCCTTAAGCATAGTCATATAATTAGCTAATCTCTCATCTTCTGGAATATTAGGTGATCTTATATAGTCTAATATACTATTTGACATAGTTGCTGCTCTATTATTCAAGTTAGAAATAAAATTATTAAGTTGATTTATCATAAACATTTCCTCCAAAATTTTGCGGTACATAAAAGGAGGCACTAAGGCCTCCTATGATTTATGTATTTAATTGAGCTCTCAGTACTACAAGTACGTCTTCAGGTATTCTATATTTGTCTGTTTTATTATCATTCCATTCATTATTATAAAATTCTCCCATTCCAGCCGATGTTGTTACAAGTCTATATGGAATAGCAGTATCTTCATAATATGTAGTAACTTCACGATTTACAGTATCAAATTCTAGTTCACCCATATGTGTTACAGACCTAGGAATAAAACTATCTTTAGGTAACTCAGCTCCTATAGATCCATCTTGATTTAAATAAAAACCTTTTTCATAAAAAGTACCATCATCTACATTTACGTATATAATACGTGTATGAGGCGTCTTTTTCATTTTAATTCCAGCTAAGCTAGTATTAAGATTATGTCCTAATAGATTTGTGTTATTTTTAAGCATAGTTTCTTTATTATTCATACGCTCTAACATAATATCTACAGAATTCTTATGTATATCAGCTAATGTAGTAGTTTCATTAAAATTATCTGCTGCCACAATTACTTTTTTCATAGCATCTAGCGTAGACTTAGCTGGACTAGTGGGGTTTATATCAGTCGTTTCCATCTTTTTAGCTTCATATTGAAGATCATTAGATATAAAATTTGATGGTATTGCTTCATTAGTTACTGTTTCCTTCGAACCTTCTGGAACTTGTATTTTAGCTTCTAGATTTTGATGTTCTATAACAGGAACATTATTTATAGCACCAATATCTATAGTATTAGGTGTAACTGAACGTCCTGCCATAGAAGCTACTGCAATTGGACTATTTTGTTGTACATTTACTTGTGTACCAGAATTATCAACTGCAGTTCCATTTGCTTTCAATATATCAAGTTGTAATTTCTTTTCGTCACGAATTTGCTTAAATCTTTCAGATTCAAGCTTAGTTTTATCCTCTATAATACGCATTTGGTTTATAAGTATATTTATATCAGAATTTTCCAATGCTGATAAAGTTTCCCCTATATCATCTCTTTCAAGTAATACTTTAATGTATTTCTTAAGATCTGCGGACTTAAAACCAAATTTTCTAAATAATTTATCATATTCCATACTAAGTTTACTCATGTTAAGATTAATTTGCTTAATATTTTTATTAAGATCTGTTAATCTTATCTCTGGTAGACTAGATGTAACATTAGATGTTGTATTTTGTATACGCGGACTATCTTCTGATATAAAAGAAGACAAATTCCACTTTTTAACAAGGTCTGGAGAGCTTCCTCCAAATAATCCCGCCATCTATTTCCTCCTAGTAAGGATAATCATCAGAATTATCCTCAGCAGCATGTTGTATATTAGTTCCTGTAGCCTCAGACGTAGCTGGTGCTGATTGTGCTACATTATTTACAGCTGTATTATAAGCTTGATTTTGAGCAGCATATGTGCTATCTTCAGAATTAATATGATTAATAACTCTAGTATACATAATAGCTGCTTGAATATTATGTATTAATGTATGAATACTTTGTAAGAATCCTTCTCCTTCAGATAGATTTCTACCTCCCATACCAGTAGTATTTATATTTGGTAATAATTTAAGATTTAATGTATAAATACAATTAGTTTCTGGTAACTGGTCAAAAGAACCATTTGGTTGTCTAACCATATAAGGTTTAGCTTCTTGATAACTAGCAAATCTATAAATCTTTAAAAAAGCAATTCTTGCTCTCTTATAGTCAGACTTTTGACCTGGTGCTATAGAATAACTAAATCTTAGAATTCTACAATCTCCAGCTGATTCAAAATGTGTTTTTAAAGCTTCACTATATCTAGTTTCTTGGTCATCCATTCTAGGTGCACCAATTTTAGCAGCACAAATACCAAAAAAGTTCTCAAATCCACTATTATTAAGATTATTAATAGTAATTGAAGCTTTATTTACATATGTCTTTCTTCCTTGAACTTCTTCAAGTCTATCAAAATGTAATACTACTTCAAACCCTTTCATATACATAGAAACTCTATGTTTATCCTGTGTTTGTACGTCTGTTGTGTTTACGGATGTGATCCATACTTCTTTCTTTTCTTCCATTTTTGTTTCCTCCTCTACTACTTAACGTAGCAATAAAAATTTTATTATATACATTTGTATATTATCTTATTATATGTAATTATACTAGACCTAACTTTCTTGCTCTAGCATCTCTAACGTCTACCATATTATTAACAGTCATACCAGTAAGTATTTTATCATACATTTTGGTAGTAACAAGTTCATTTATAGTTTCCATAGAAAGTCTATCCTTATATTGAAGCATATTATTAAAGAATTCATTATCATTATTAGATATTTTCATCATTTGATCTATTAATTCTTTTTCTGGGTTAATACTTTCAGTTGAAACTGTTTCTTCTGTATTAACGTTACTAGTTTCATCAACTTGCGTTGTATTATCTTCAGTATTTTCTGTATTTTTCATTTCATCTGCTACAGAATTAAGTAGATTTTGTACTGGATTTGATACTTCATTCATATTTTCAGAAGGTGTTTCAGGATTTTCAGTTAAATTTGCTTCTGGAGTACTATCATCCAATGTTTCTGGACTTTCTTCTATATCAGCACTAGTTTCAGCAGGTACTTTTCCTTCTGATATTTGATTTAAAATAAATTTTAATTTAAATACAGAATCCATAAACTCATCTATAGTCATATCATATTTTTCTAAGTATGCATTAATCCCATCTAATATGCCTTGATATTTAGGATCTAATACTGTAGTTCCATTTATTTCATGTACTGCAATCTTAGGAGTTCCATCTTCATTAAATTCTATATTTTCAGGTTCTGTATTAACACCTTGAATTGGGGTAGTATCATCAGCATATTCACTCATTTCATCGTTAGAAGCTTTTTCATAGTCTGAATTTATTTCTGGAGCTTCTTCTGGTATATCTTCTGGTTTATAATCTTCTCTAAGTCCTTCTGGATTTAGGTTATATTCAGGTCCTATTTCAGGATCTTCTATAACATCTTCACTATTTTCATCTGGTAATTGGTTTTCTTCAATATTATCACCGCTAGTAGCATTAGCATCAACTGGAACACCTTCATCTTCTGGATTAAAATCTATAGTTTCTGGATCTTCTGACCCTATTTCAGAATGCATAGCAGCATCAAATGCACTATCATCTGATGGTTCAACTGATTCTTCAGCTGGCTTTGCTTCATCCTTTTTAATTTCGTTTCCATTTTCATCTACCGTATATACATATGTAGCATATTCGCTATTAGCCATAGCTTCAGCTTTAGCTCTTTCTATATCTTCATATGTAGGAATTATATTTTCATATGCTACTACCTGGCTATCAGAAAGCATAGGTTTTAATGTTTCTAATGATGCTTGGTCTAATCTACCAGCAGCATGCATTTTTTGTAAAAATATATCAATAGTTTTAGGATTTGATTTAGCCTGGTCCACATATAATACAGTTCCTCCACCCATTTCTTTAAATACTTCTTGAGTTTCTTTCTTTAAGATATCTCCAAACCATAGCCCAGCCCTCTCATCATCTTCGTGCACGGCTATTTTACTTTTTGGATTAGTAGTTTCAGGATTTCTATCATATGTAAGAAGAACAGATTTATCATCTGGACTTTTAATTACAGTAATAGGAGCAATAATCCCATCACCAAGACGTCCATGTATTTCCCAATCTATGAAAGAATCTACTCTAGACTCTATAATAGCATTTGCTTTATAGTTATCTATAAATAATGCCTTCATCATAAATGTTTCCTCCTTTTTATATGTATGTAAATTTAATATTAAACTTATATGTATCAGAAATTTCATCATAAACTGGTTCTAACGATACTACTTCTGGTGGATCTAAGTTATCTGGAGTCTGGTCGTTACGTATAATCATATGATAATTATCTGGATAATTATCAAAATTAATAAATTGTATACGTGACACAGCATCTCCTGCCTTATCTAACACAGAATACACTAGAGAAGACATATGAAGATCTTCCATATAATAGTCGTGTTTTATCAATGATTGATTCAATTCAGATGCAATAGCAGTTTCATCAAATTCAGGGTCTAGTTTACGTATCAATAACTTAGGTCTCATTTGTAAATTATGTATAAGAACTCTATTAACTTCTCCTACGTCTAAGAATTTACTTAATCCATACGTTTTAGCGAATTTTATTGCTACCCGTAGATTAGTTTCTTGTATATCATGTATATCATTGGACCTACTACTATATTCATCTAATAAATCATAGACAGCATGGTCTAAAAATGTTACTATTTTCTTTACTTCTTGTGTAATTTGTTTTTGATTTCCAGATTTTATATAAAAATCAGATTTTACAAGAGGAAGACTCATAAACATTACAGCATCATTAGTGTACTGGTCTGTTTGTGTAAACATGTCTTTAGTAACATCTTTGAAAAATTCTATTTCTCCTTGAAATTCTGATATTGATTTATAAGCAGAAGCTGGTTGTGCTTCTTCTTTTATCATAAATATTACTTTTACTTTATGTTTTATATTAAAAGTGGCGGTTTTAACAGTATGGGCAGTATCATCATCTACCCAACTAAATTCACACCATTTATTAAATACATATTTATCAGTTCTAAGTTTAAATTCAAGATCCCATATATTATTACCCACATTAGTTGCAGTATGGCATGGAATTCTATGAATTGTTTTATCTTGTGCTTGAAGCTCTATGTAAGCTTGGAATGTTTTCTCATGTTTAAATGTCCAATCATCAGATTCAAATCTTACTTCTGTATTAAGAGAATAATGATGAGACGTCTTATTTCTGTTATAATATAGATAATCATTTACACGTACTGACGTATTTACAAATCTTACAGGAACAGATGGATTATATTCTTCAAATGTTTGAAATGTAAGATAAGTTTCATCATATTGTGCGCCCATATATACACGTGCTATATTATTATATTTATCATAATCTATAATAAAAGGAGCTACATAATAATATGTGTAAAGATTATTAAGAGGATCTTTAGGGTCAAGTTTTTCTGGAACAGTAGGTTCCTTACCTGGTTTTATAGTTTTATCGAGTACAAAATTATCACTACGTCTAGATTGCGTCGATTTAACGATATTATTATAATTAAAACTATAATAATCAAATCCTTCTATATTTTTATGTCTCATATCTTCATATTTAGCACTTACATTTCCAGTATTAGTAGGTATAGTAAACACACGTTTTATACCATTAAGAGTATTACCAAATGATAATACTGTATAAATACTAAAGATACGAGAAGCAATATCATTATGTGTTAATCTAGGATGAAATGTAGACTCACCTTCATAATTAAGTAAAAATGTTCTAAGATCACTTTCTGTATCTATTCTACGTCTAGCACCACGTAGTTGTATAACTTTATTACGTAAATATTCAACAGAAGTTTCAGCCAAGCTTCCACCTGAGCTCTTATAAACACGTTTTCCTATAGGTTCATATTCAACTCTAGCAGTTGCTTGAGTAAACTTATCTCTAACAGCTGCAAGTTTATACTCAACATCTCGTCCGGTTGTAGTATAACATACTATTTCTAAAAATCCACCACGAGCTGGTTTAAACCCACCTTGTACATACTTATGTATAAGTGCTATACTATTATTACCTAATATTTTATATTCCATATAGTCGCCACTACCACGAGTATAAAATAATCTTTTATTAATTTTTACTGGAGTTGATGCAGTATTAGCTCTATAATATATATCAAAATCTGATATTGGATACTCTGTTTTTATTATAAATTTAGCAAGTTGTTCATCGTCAAACTGTTTTGTAAATTTTTCTATCGTAATTTGCTTAAATTCTGCCTTAAATCCCAATGTTTCTTGACCATTTATAAATATATTTTGTACAAGAACGTTTATTTTTCTACCTTGATAATCATAAAATACACGATATAACTTTCTTTCAGGTAAAAATGTAACTCTTACATAGAATTTTGGTATAACTGGCATAAATATAAGCTCATCTATAGTACAAGTATTAATATCATCAAATTCTATTTGCCATGTATTATCTTGTACATGTTTTCCATATTTCTTTATATCTTCTACTGGAATACGAACAAACATCCATATTCTAGAAGGTCTTGCTATTACAACTTCATTTGTGTGTTGGGCAAGCTGATTAAATAAAGAAGACGGGTATTCAGCATGAATAAGATTACTTTCTCTTGCTACATACTGAATAGCTGAACTAACTGAGTCAAATAAAGTATTAAACCCTGCTAATATCATACTAGCAGGGCTCATTAATGGTATTTCATCTGCTTTAATACCATTTTTAGCAAGTTCATTTACTATTAGTTCATTCATTTCCTTTTTATCTTCAGAATTCAACATCGTTCTAAAACGACGTCTATCTTTAATTTTATCATTCATAGGAATCCTCCTATACTGTTATTGAACGTTCTGTATATGGTACTGGGTACTTATCGTTTGCAATAGCATAAGCATTTTCTTTAGCTCTAAGACCTACTTGCTTTGCATATCTAGAATTCATCAATGCAGTAGCAGCAGATTTATGTCTAGCTGATTTTATTAGCATTACTGTATTAGTAAATGCATTAAACCATCCAGCTCCCATATTAAATGTAAGATCTATAATTGCTGCTTGTCTTGCAGTTGATAATTGAAATACCCATGGTTGCATCTTTTTAAGTGCTTTTATGATAGATTCTATATGTTCTTTTAGTATTTTATCAGCTTCCGCTTTTGTGATACCATTTTTATCCCATTTCTTCACTAAATCATCAGAAAATGTTTTAGATTCCATATTAAATCCATACCCTATAGTCCATATTCCTTTAGTATCTTTATATTTCTTTTCTCTAAATCCTTCATGTCTACCTATAATATCAACTAATGTATCTAAATCAGGTGTTGTATTTGTAAATTTATAAAAAGACATATTTTATCCTCCTAATTATATGCTGATAGATTAGTTTGACTAGAATATCCATTCTTTTCACACCAATCTGTAAAATGTTTCTTGTTTATATAAATTGCGACATAGACCTTGTTACCCTCT